TGTCATTGTTAATTCCTGTATCCGTAGACGCGAATTGTGCCACCTGAAATGGTGCCTGATGATGGGTAGAGCGTGAAGCCAGTGTTTGCACCAGTAGCGATTGACCAGCCACCAACAGTGCCAACTTGGGATGAGCCGCCAAGGCAATTAAACGATCCGTAGAAGTTGGTGTTCAGCGTTCTGTTGGGATTGTTAATTGTCAGCGAAAGACTTGTGTCGCCAGTGTCGACATAGCCAACAACGGTGAAACCTACAAGCGCACCAAATGCCTGCCCGTTTACTGCTGCAAGGCCAGCAGTTTGCGTAATGATGTTTGAGTAGTAGTTGTTTGCGGTGTCAACATTAAAAGCGATACGCAGCTGTGCTCCGCCGACAGATCCAGTGCCGCCAGTCCACGTGACAATATAATTGTTGTAATCACTTGAGAAGGCCCCAGTCACCACTGCCGATGGCGCACCTGCAGGGACTGCTTGGGTCTTAACCAACCAGCCCGAAACTGCATTCATGTCTTGAGCGCGGAGGACCTCGCCTGATGAGAATGATGGAAAAGTCATGTGGTTACCAACCTAATCGTGAAGTATCAAGGACGCCGAGAGTGGCTGAATCCAGTGTAAAGAACTGATAAAGGGTTATCGGTGAAAAGTAAATCCGAAAGTCTGTCTCGCTTGGAGTGATTGACAACGAATAACCCTCCATGATTACACCGACCGAAACGTCAGAGACTGCTCCAGGAACGCGCCAGTTCATTTGGAACCTAAGACCTTCCATCAGAAGAAACGGGAAGGCATCCATAGCCGCTTCTGTTTGAGACCTGTCAGTAAAGCCCACTTCGAAACGCAAAGAGGAAGGATCAGACTGAGAGTTAGCGAGCCACTGGGCCAGCCCCAATGCTTGAGTATTGGTGGCATCTTCAGAACTGACCGCATAGTAGTTAGATCCGTAAAGGTCAACGGACGGCTCATTCTGTGCGATTTGCTCAGCGCCCCCTGTAGGGGTCACGGTCACATTGTTCATGAAGTTCTGACCGAGTGCGGTGCGGTTAAACTCTTGGTAGCCAATTTGAGTTGACGATTTAGTGCGACCAAAGGTGATGGCAGAAACACCAATACTTGAGATAGCGGTTCGCGAAAAAAATGCAATCGATGTACCAAAGTTGCTGATGATTCCACGCTCCGTAGAAATCAGCTGATTAATCCTTTGCATGGGCGCACCGCTGTACGTCGTCGCTGAAACCTCTGAGCCATTAGAGACACCAGAGATTGAAACAATGGTTGGCTCCATCGCTTCGTTTAATTCCTCGGCTTGTAGAGCTGCTGTTGTTTGAGTCAACGGAACACTGGTGACTAGACGACGGCCTAAGCGGGTTACAGCGTCAGAACAGATGATTGTTGCTGTTGATAGTCCCGTGTTGCCCGGATGATCTGAAAACTGAATTTCATCAACCCAAAAAATTACTGAGTATCCAGACACAGGGTCGCTCAGTTGGATTTGATTGTTTACTTGGAAACCAGCAGCCGCGTTGGTGTTGTTGTTGATGGTGACCATTAGTGAGCCGCCGTTGTAGACGTCCATGTAAGTCTGTCGCCCAATGTTTACAGAAGCAGACAAGAGGTCGTCTGTAAACTCGGTGCTCGTTTCGACGTTGCGAAACTCCCAAAGGACTTGAGTGCTCATTATGGATTACGGATTCGAATAGGTACCGGCCCTGAGGTACGGACGTACTTCTGAAGTGCTGCGACTACAGCGTTAGGGTCGGCACTCGTGACGGTGATGCTGATGGTGTTTCCAGATCGAGTCGCAGAAGCTTGATTAAGCAGAGACATGTCGCCAGCGATGGCGTCAGTGCCAAGCGCTGCCCCAGCTGTGTCGATTGCGCCAAGGTCTGCGTTAAGGCTTGCCACTGTCATCCCGCCAGTGCCGGCAAGAAGATCAGCAGCGACCTGAGAACCAGCGACTGGGCCAAGGTTCATCAGCTGTGCCAGCCCTGACCTGCCAAGACCTGCCCCAATGAGTTGCTGGAGTTGACCGCCAAATTTTTTGGCTGCTGCAATCTGCTCGGCAAACTGCTGGGAGTAATTAGTTCGCTGAGATTGCGCTGTGTTTAGTCCAGCCTCTGCCTTGGCGACGCGCTCGGTAGCGGCAGCCATTTCCTCGGTTGTGTAAAGACCCTTGGCTTGGAGCTTGTTGAGTTCCTCATAAGCGTCCATGCGCTCCTTGAGAGCGTCCTGATAGGTGTTCTCAGAGTCGGTGGCGCTGCTTACGGCGCTTGATAGCGAGATCCACCCACGCACGGCGTCAGCGAGCGATGATGCGTATTCGCGTAGCGCTTGCTTGCCTGCCTCGATTGCTTTCTTCGTTGACTCAAACAAGCTTTTAGCGGCTGCCTTGGCTTTGTCTGCTGCGGCCTTAGCGGCTGCGGCTGCCGATGCTTGCGCTGCCTCGTTCTTGGCGACCAACTGATCTAGCACTGAGAGGGTTGCGTTCACAGCAGCAATGCCATTGAGCCAATCTTTGTACGAGTTAGTAATGCCATCAACTGACGCGGCGTAATCGTTGTTGACTTTGGTGGCCTTGGCGATTGTGACAGCAATACCAGCGAGAGCAGCTGCACCGGCGATAGCAGAGGCAATACCGACACCAGTAGAAATCTGGACAGCAAAGCCTGACGTTGCGAGCGCTGTGTTGGTTGCGGTGGTGATTGCAGCAATGGCGTTGTAAACGACAAAGGCAGCCTTAGCAGCTAGTAGCGCTACGCCAATGCCACCGACGGCGACACCAAACGCAATGGCAAGACCTGTGTTTTCTTTAACCCATTTAGCAGTGCCAGCGAGGGCGTCCGCAAATGCAACTAGGTACGGGATGAGTGCTGTGCCGATTGTTTCCTGTGCGTCGACTAGTGCAAACAGCATCTTGGCGAGACCTCCCGCTGCAGTGTTGGCAGCTGCGTCTGATGCGCCTGCAAAGTTGTCCTCAAGAATCTTGAGCACGTCAGCAAAGTCGGCACCGTTCTTGACGGCAGCTCTAATCTCTGGCGACAGTGCGGAGAGCGCCCGCATGTTGCCGGCGTACCCACGTGAGAGCGCCTCAGAAACAGACCCCAAATCTTGGCCCGTGGCAGCGGACACGTTTAATGCAACGCCTAAAAGTTTCTGGGCATACCCGAGGTCGTTTGTGCCCGTGACCAAAGCGGACAGGGCCGGACGAAGCTGATCATCCGAGACGGCCGCGGTGTATTGCAATTTGGAAATAAAATCCTCATTGGCGGTGATTTGCGAGGACGTGGCGCGCGTCGAGTTGTTGATCTGTGTCGCCAGTTTCTTCATGGCTAGTTCTTCATCGGCCGCAGCCTTGGCAGCAGACAGACCTGCAGCGGCAAGACCCGCTACTGCGGCAGCAGCCGGAAGCGCTGCCTTGCGGATGGCAAACGATGCCTTCTCTCCGCTTGTCTTGAGACTCTCAAATTCTTTGATGGCACTCTTGATGCCTTTGAGGTTGGCGTCAGCGACGATGTTAAGAATGATGCTCATTTGGGCGTGACCTTTAGGTTGCGGTTTACGGCGTTGCCAACCTTCTCAACGATGTCAAGCATGCCCTGCTGGATTTCGCCCTCGTGGCGTTGAAACGCTGGGTACATAATGCGAGAGGGCTTGCCGTGCTTTTCTGCAAGACGATCACCGAGCACGTTTTTATTGCTGCGTCCAGCCATGTCGTAAACCGTGTTAGCCATGCCCTGCCACTTGACCGAGAAGACCGCAAGGTTGCGGACGATGCCAGCAAACTCCTTGGGCTTTTTTGCACTAACGGCTTGCTTGACCATGGTCATTGCTGCAGAGCCATTCCATGGGAACAGTTGGTAGCCACGTTGCGTTACCCACTTGCGACCCATACCAGAGATAGGCGGCTCCAGCGGGATGTCACTACGGATGTCAGCCACGAGAGGATTGGTGAGCTGCTTAAAGTCTTTGGTGATTTGTAAACGCAAACGGCGGTCTACGCGGGACAGTTCAGAGAGCGCTTGCTTAAGTCCGTAGACCTCGTAGTGCATCTCGACTGTCATTGCTTGCGGCTTTCGTTTAGGACTTTGACGACGGTCGCTAGATCGTTGGTGTCGAAGTCAATGGCTGGGGGCCACCAGCCCGTCGCTACTAGCAGTTCCGCTAGGCGTCGGCGCTGGGTTCCCCTTGGGTAGGGTTTTCGGTTTCGGAATCAAGCACCTCAACCTTGTCTACTTTCTTGATGAAAGAATCAAAGGCTGCGTCTACGACGACGTTCTGAACCTTGCATGCTTCATAAGCAAGAAACGCGAGGTCCTCGGCTCCGATGCCGGTGGCCATCTGTGTGATCTTGGACTTGTACTTGCGTTCCCATTGGGTGATTACCCAAAGGTTGGTGGTGACGGTCGCTTGTGCGCCATCGGTGAAGTCCACACGGAGTGTGAGTTTCATGTTGTTTCTCCCTAGTTGTTAGATCAGGACACGTCGACTGAGTACGATCCACCCTGAATCGTGATGTCTATGGTGCTGAGCTCTCCCATAGTTGCATTGATGACAGGTAGCGAAGAAAGGAAGCAGTTACTCAGTTTGAAACCAGGATTGTTGGGGGTGTAGGTGCCTGCAGTCGCTGGTACAGCTGGTGACACGATGACGTCAAACTGTGTGCCGACAAGAGTTGAAAGCGTTGCGTATGTTTCGTTGTTTGCGTAGCTCATGTAGAGAGTAAGCGTGAGTTCGTTTGCCTCAAGACCGCCGACATAGAAGCGAGACAAGTCACCGAACGCGGTGGACTCGAGAGCCTCAACGGTGCGTGTGAGCGTTGCTGCACTGCACTGGTCGCGGAGTGAGATGGTGCTGTTGATGAGCACGTCTGGGTTGGAAAGGTATGTGGTCGTTGTAGCAGACATGGGGTTTACTCCTCGGTGAGTTCTTGCTTGGGTTCTGTTTTAGCAGATTTTGTGGGTGCTTGCGGGGCTTCTGAGATAAAGCCTGCCTTCAGCAAATAAGCCAGCACCTTCTCGGTGATGTGCTTAGAGATGTTGAGCTTCGAGCCGACAGCGCCGACGCGATGTGAGTTTACGATGTAATCAGTCATGATGTCTGTGCCTGCATTGCAATAGTGAGGTCGTATGAACCGTAGTCCTGACCGCCGATGTTAAGTACTGATGGCCGTCCGTCAAGGTCTGCCACATTCTTTGTGAGCAACGCAGCTGCGTTGCTGAGAAGCACACGAAGACCGTTGAGGTCCACAGGGCCTGTGCCGATTACACGGACAGGGAATGTCATGCGGACGATGTTGTAGTTAAGTGCGTCAAACGATGGGGCATCAAGAAACGCAC